TCTTAACCTAATATTAAAAGTTCCTGTCACCATCCTATCACTATTATTAGGGATTTCTGTCTTTGTAGTAAAGCTATCTATAAAAGATCTAAATACATATCTTTCGGGGTTACCCCAATATGAATCAGATGCATATTCACATGATTCAACTATTTTATTTAGTTGTTCCATATAGTACGTCTGTATTATACAACTGTATTCTATTGTTACATAATCAGGTTGTGCTACAATATGAAATTTTTTTACTGGTTTTCTATTATTTAAGGTACCAAAGTTGCTATAAAAGTTTTTAGAAGAGAATTCTTTAGAATACATACCATATAAGTTAGGTTGGTTAGAATCTAATTTATTAGCTACTGTTCTGTCTTTAGATAAAGTATCTCTTTTTATTACTATAATAGGGTACATAATAGCACCTTTTTTATCTCTATAATAACCATCACGTTGAAAAGATTTCCATCTCTCAGGAGCACCATATATTATTGGCACTTCTATTCTATTACCATTTTGATAAACAAAAGGTTTTATTTCGTTGTTGAAATAATAAAATACAGCTTCATCTATGTCCTTAACACCTACTGAAAATTCCTTAGTAGTGTCTCCTTTAAAAGACATTTGTTCAGACCTATTAAAATTTATACCTGTTGATTGGTAATTAGCAGGTGAATTATATCTACTATCCGCAGAGTTAGGATTCTGTTGAGCTCCTCTACCTTCCATTCCAGGAAAAGGATCTTGACGTTCAATACTCTGTTTCCTTTGGGATTTAGGTATAGGTTTTCTTTGTTTTGACATATAATTATATTTTAAAAACGTTCCCTATATGGGCTAATAGCAACTTTATCACTTTGTATATAATAAGTTGATACTAAAATAGATAAGTTATTACCAAATTTATCTAAACCTGGATTTAATGGATTTGGTTCACCGTTAGAACTATTATTAGGATAAGATGGGTTTTTACCTCCCCAATATTGGTTAGCATTTGTACTTTGTACACCATAATATCCTTCTTGATATAAAATTATATCTCCAACTTCTAAATCTACTTTTTTTTCTGTTAAATCATCTCTAAGAAAATAAAATTCAATAGGTTGACTATATTGAACACCCTCTTCGTTTTCACCAAATTCTTCATTTGACCTATTTATTAAAACATTAAAAAGGAATGGCCCATCATAAAATTTTTCTTCAGCAGCCTCACCATATAAATTAACTTTAGTTTCTTCTAGTTTATACTGGTAGACAGCACATTGTTGGGTAATAATATTACCCATCAACTCTCTATTTAAATTTCTTACTAGAGACATATCCCTAGTTGTTGTAAACATTGCCATATTATGCTATATATATTGTGTAAGGAACTTGTTGAAGTTCGACCATCTTGCTTTCTGCCTCTTCAGCACGTCTAGCTAGTAAGGATTGCCTTGATGTTTCATCAAAATATGCTCTTAATCTTTCTATTAGTGCTGTTTTTTCAGCTGTAGCTGCTGATAATAAATCTCCTTGATTTAAGTTAACTTCAGCATTTGGTATAGGTATACTACTGTATTTACCTCTTACATATCCTAACATTTCTTTGCTTAAAGCTAAAGCATATTCAAAAATCCATTGTCTACCAACAGAGTTTATGTAATCATAATTTGGGTTAGTGTAAGGAGAGTTTGATACATTAGTTACTTGAGTAGGCATTTGTTGTATTGAGGTTTCTATTCTTTCATTTCTTAAAATATATTCAAACCATACTCTACCTGCTGTAGCAACTTGGGAAATATTACTAAGTGCAAGTGTAATAACTATATCTCCACTTACATCTGTAAATCCAGCTGTTAATAAATCTGATTGACTTATTGTTATAACATCTCCAACAACATATCCACTTCCAATATTAGAAACTTCAACTTCAGTAATGTTAACACCATCACTTTTTACTATTCCAGTAGCACCACTTCCTGATACCGCTAATAAAGGTAAACCTGCTTCAAGTGTAGCTGTGGTAGTAGTAACAGTAGTTAAAGGTAAATCATCTCCTATTATTAAATCACTAGAGAGTCCAGTTGCTCCATAAGCTCCTGGTATAGGAAATAGTCTTAGTTTATCATTTTTTATTTCAAAACTATAATTGTTTCTTCTAACCATTTCATTCATCTCAATAGATTGAATGACTTGCATATCATAGTTTAGAGGCATCATTAAGAATCCCATTCCTCCTCCAAATCCACCTAAACCAGTTATACCTGCTGCCATAGCACCTCCAAAACCGAATCCACCATATGGAGATAAAAGTCTTGCTGAAGCTGGTACTGGTTCTTGATAAAATACTCTTTTAACTTCTAGTCCTAAATTATATTCAGAACCTGTTAAACTGCTACCAGATAAAAATTGTGTAAATGAATAATCTTGTATGCTTGAGGTTAGTTCAAATGAACCCGAATAATAGGGAACATTACCACCCGAACCTGCTTCCGCACCGTATTGCTCAGTTAATCTAACTATTGGCTCAAAACTCGGTGTTATTAACGCTTGGTTTAAATTGCTGCCCGTTGTGGCACCTTCTAGAGACAATTGATTATCTCGTATAGTATACGCGTATAACTCGTTACCATATATGGTAATGGCCTCCTCAAATGCTGTGAAAAAAGAACCAGATTGAAGTTCAACATCAACTAAAGGATAACCTAATCTTGCGGCACAGAATTTTGCTACTTTTACAGCATCTACTTGGAATTCAACTTGGTCATTATAAAAACCAAATGGGACTGCTTTTGGATCCCAAATAGGACAACCATCATATATTGGTATGTTCATATTTGTATTTTGTTTATAAATATAAAAAAAAGAGGCGCTATTGCGCCTCTCTTTATTTTACGGTTAGGATACTATTATATAGTATTCAATCCAGCTACTTCAATTGTAGCATAGAATTCTGGTCTAACCATCTTCTTAGCATAACGAGTCAAGAGACCTTTTCTAGGTGTAAAGGTTTCTGGATCGTAGATAAGAGGAGTCATAATCAAAGGAATGTAAGGAGCAAATACAGCACCACTTTCTAGGAACTGAGCACCTCTAAATCCTAATAGGATTACGTTTTGAGTCATATATGGATTCTTATACACTTTGTATCTTCCATTTAACTGACCAACTTTCTGTACACCAAATGCGTAGCTAGCTTGTGCAGCATCACCATCAGAATCAGCAGCAAATCCTGGAATAGATTCCAAAATAGTACCTACAGAAGGTGAACATACCATAAAGTTAGCACCACCTCTAAGAGTTTTCTGGTGAATAACATTACTCAACTTTTGGATTTTAGTTCCAAGTGTTTGGAACCACTGTCCTTGTGAGTTATAGAAACCAAGATCAGAGATCGTAGTTGCTCCAGCTGTATCAATAATAGATTGATTGTTAACAGCAGACCATACTTCAGTACCTGCAGCTGCAGATTCCATCAACATAGATAGGATTTCTAAATCAATCTCCAATGAGATGTACTCGCTCAAGATAGAAGTCAATTCTGCTTCAGCATCCAACGCATGGTAAGCGTTAAGATCTTGTGCGAACTCAGGAGTCCATACAGCCTTTAGCTTCTTAGTTTTGGCAATGATAGCAGATGATTTCATCTGTACGTTAATCTCAGGAATAGCAATTGAAGGTGCGTTTAAGCTGTTAGGCTCAGGGTTAGCATCTTCGAAATCACCTCTGTATTGATCAGTAGGTTGGATTTGGTAAACTACACTTACAGATCCAGTAGTATCAGCTGCGTCAGCAAATGATGAAGTAGGAACAATGAAGTTAACAAATGCACCTTGGTTATAGCTAGTGAAAGCAGATAGTTGTGCTCCAGAACCAGTTGCTAGATATGCAGTTGCATCAGATCCAGAAAATAGTTGGAAACCAGCTACGCCTTGTGCATCCAAGTGATCCAAAGAACCAGTAGGAACAGCAATGTTGTAGTATCCTTCAAATGAAGCAGAATAATCTGAATCATATTTAAAGTCACTCCAAGAAGCAGTAGTAAAGTTTACATCAGTAGCGATATCAGTAGAACCAGCTACAGATTGTGTGTTCTGAGTAGAGTATCCGAATCTTCCAGCACCATATAGTCCACCAGTGTTTCCGTTACCAAATGGGTTAGTCTCAGCAGAGCCATCACCATATAGTGAACTTCCAGCTTCAAATGGAGTTTTATCAGTTCCGTATTGAAAATCTAAGAAGAATACAAGTCCAGAAGGTAAGTTCATTGGTTGAACTGAAACAAATTCTTTTGCTGCAATTTGACCAAATACTTTTCTTACCAATGGTAAAGCAACTCCTGCCCACTGACCACCGATATTAACAGCAGTTTGTGATTGGAATGTTCCGCTTGAATTAGCTCCTCCACCTGTTTGACTAGATTCTACTACAAGTTGTTTCGCTTGGTTTTCAAGAATAATACCCATGTTATTTTTGTGAGTACCTTCCATTCCTTCCAATAAACCTGTTTTTTCCCACTTACCAGCTAATCTGGCTGCATCACTCTGTACAGAGTGGTATGGGTTTGCACTTTCTAAAAGAGTATTTAAGCTCATTTTTTTAGTTTTTAAAGTTTATAATTAAATTAATCCCGCAAGCTTACGCATACGGTTGTAAACATCATTTGATTCAATGATAGGCTGCTTTTCAGCTTTAGGTTCTAAACCTGTAGCTTGTGATGCGGATCCTCTTTTGAATGGTTTATTAATAGCAGGAGTATCTAATATTCCT